AGATGTAACTGAAGTTGCTAAAGAACCAAAATAAGTTACGCCCCCGCTACCACCTGAAGAAAATGACGAGGCAAATGATGCAAACGGCATACCACTAATAGTTGTAGTGCTTCCAGTACCTATAACATTTATTTGAATTTTGCATTGCAAATAAACCAATTCACCAACTTTTACATAGTAACCTTCTTGCGTAGTATACGTAGCCGTACCGCCAATACTCGGTGTCCAAGCACCTTCTTCGTATGAATTTAGCAATTGACTACTCATCCCCGCTGCGGGGGTGTTGGCAGTAAAATCAAAGCCTTTGGCCGCAGTGCCTTGAATTAAATTACCAGTAGATAAAGTTTGATTGCCAACAAATGATTGGGCGGCATCAATGCGCGCTGCGCTCCAATTTGCGTCAGGAACAGTTGCAACGCGAGTTGAGGCAGCCGCAGGGCCAGTGATCTGCAAAATACCAGATGTAGCATTTGCGCGGATATTCTGAACTGTCAAATCGTTGGTTGCAACTTTAACCGTTGCGCCACTTTGAACAATGGGCAATACCTCAGTCCCCGCTAAGGGGGTTGTTGCGCTGGTTAGAGCACTAATCTTTTTATCTGCCATGATAATTCCTTAAAAATAACTTACTTCAATTGTTGATGTGTAGGGTGGCGCAGTCGAAAATGTCAGCGTTGTGCCGCTTAAAGAAAAAGTGTTCTTTTGTTGATAAACACCATTAACATAAACTTGCGTATTGTTTTCGTCTGTTGGGGCGGCAGTTAACGTGAAAGTAACTTGACTGCCCGTGCCAGTAAAGTTATCCACATACGCCACTCTCCCGCCAGAGCCAAAAATATTGTCATAAGTTGCAATCAAAACATCAGTAGATGTCTTAAGAACAAATTTATACGAATAACCCATTAAAAGCCAAATTTCGCCACCAGGCACTCGGCCTGCTGAATCTAAAATGATTGGGTTTGTATGCGCTACATTTCCTGCGCTTGTTGTATAAGTTGCTTGAGGCGTTGTAGTACCAGCGGCGTAAGTAAAAATTTTTCCGCCGGAAAGAATAACGCCATAGTTGTCAAAAAATTGCCAACCAACACCGCCAAATGCTGAAATATTGACAGCCATGTAATTACTCCAAAAGAATTTGCCCACCGTCCTCTTGGACGAGATTATCACCATTTTCGCACAGCAAGTTGCCTACTGACGCGCCACTGTCAAGCGTGCCTGAAAACAGCGTGACAATGCCAGCTAGGCCAATCGCCACCGAATTGCGAAGGGCGACACCGAAGCTCATTGTTTGTTGATAGGCTTGCAGTACGCAGTGCCGTCTGTGCTACCAATTCGCAGCACACTGACCCGCCAAGGAGAACCGTTTGAGCTGAGTGTCAGAACAAACGGGATAGGCGTATAAGCGGGGATGGGTGTGCTGGCACTGGTAGCAACAGCACCAACGCCCACTTCAACATAGCAAGGCACTTCGCACCAAACCAAAACGCCTTGAGGGCCAGCGTTCCATGCGGTTGTGTTGCCTGCGCTCGCACCGGCAGTTGCGGTGTAAGCGGGGAAATCCGCTTTGCTCATCGGGTTAAGTAGTTCCATCATATTTCCTTATGCCAAGAATTTGAGCTTGTAAAGTGTTCGCAGATATATTTCAACGATATTATCTATCAATTGTTGCAACGATGAATCAGATTTATCACACACATCGTATCTTGCGGCCTCAATTTCAGCAAGTGAATCTTGCAAGAACTCAATAATGTTGGCCGTTTTCTTGGCCGAATTCAAGGTAATTGGGCCAATTAAACCGTACCGGCCTTGGTAGGCTTCGGCAAAGTCATCAGCCGCACCAATGATGCGGTCATAAAAAATGTTTAAGGCCACATGTTTGCTGTAGCTACGGGTGTTCAAATGAACACTGTGCGTTACATCACGGGCTAGGAACAAAATTCCTATGAAGTCTGCGGCTTTCATTGTGGCATTCCTTGTGGTGGCATCATTTCTGGTTGAGGTTGCATCTCCATAGGCATAGACTCCTCGCGCATCTCAGGCATTTGGTTCATTGTGTTTTGCGACTCCATGGCCGCAGCAACAACACCCATGGCAATATCTTGGATCTGCTCCTCGGTCATGCCTGCCTGCACAGCGGCAATGCGCTTGGTTTCGGCGTCATAAAGTTTAATTTGAGCCTCAAAATCCTTGCGCTCCATGTCCTGCATCTCAATAGACTTGCCGACATTTTGAATCATCTGGTGCATTTGCTCCATCTCGGCGCCCATGGCCTGAATCTGTTGCTGCGCTGCCTGCAATGCTGGATCGTCCTCGCCGTCCGACAAGAACTTGGGATCAATGGTCTTGGCAAAGCGTTTGCTCATCTCTTGAGCGCCTGGCCAATCCATGTTCTTAACGAACAAGTCGCCAGCCACTTGCCATAGTTGAGGGTTACCCTGCAATAGCTGAGCCATGGCTTCTAATGCCGCTTGACGCTTGGTTGCGTAGCCGGGGCCAGTTGTGGCTACCACGTCGTACTTGCCAACGCCGGGATTGTAGATTTTTTCGATCACAATACCCTGCTCGTTCACAATCTTGTTGACGGGTTGAGGCTGGTCAGGGTTGATCTTGATCATCTTAGTCTCGCCGTCTTCACCAATGATGCGGGCAATACGTTGTGTGTCGTAAATCTTAGGGATCAAGTCCACCAATTGACGGGCCACATGGCGCACGGCACGAGTTAGGTTGTCACCATAATGGTAAGTACCTACATCACCCTCACGTTGGCGAGCCAGAATAGCTTTGCCAGAGCGTTCATTGCTTCCCATGCCCAGACTAGCATTGTATTGGCCAGTTGTGGACTTAATGTCCTCAGAAGCGCCAGCTTTGGCTTGCAACAAACCAGTCGAAGCCATTGGCGGCTGCGCACGTTGAGGCAAAGGCAACACCGCGCCTTGGCCATCGGTTACGTCTGGGTTAACTTCCAGATACGGCCAGTTGTTTGTGTTGGCAGTCTTCCACTTGTCTTCGTAGCCCTCAAATTGGCCACCATAGCCAATGAACGGAGCCTTGGGAGCCAGTGCCAGCATCTCAGCTTCCTGAGATACCCAGTAGTTGTACATGCGCTGGGCATCTTTGGCGTTGCGCACAAGGCCCGAGACGTACAAGCGGCCATCAACCTCGAATTCGTTGCCAACAACACGGATTACCGGAATCCATTTGCCAGCCCATTCTTTTTCTTCGAGGATTTCATACCCGTTGATCTTGCAATACTTGACCCGTGGGCGCTCAGACTCACGCGACTTGATCGGCTTGCCAAACATGTCTCTAAGCATCTTGTCTTCGGGCGTGCCTTCAAAGGCCGACTGGTTGCCGGGGTACAAATTTAGCTTGGTTGTGTCGTAGTCAATGTAGTAGTAACCCGCAATACGCACTGTGTCTTCATTGAGCCAGTTGCTGATCGACTGATCACCCACGCCTAACGATTGCAGGGTAGAAATAGGCGCGGCATCAGGATACTGGCGCTCATATTCTGCTTTTGTTAGGTCTTCGGTGATAAAGCAATACGTTGCATCTGCGCCTGTCGGGTCTTGGATCAACGGATCCATGTAGACCGAAAAGGAGTTGCGAACACGGCCAATCTTGATGTCCTGATCGAAAGTATTTTCGTCGCAATACTCGGTCATCAGGGTGATGTAACCCTCGCCGTAAGACACTTGATTTTCGCAGGCAGTGTCATAGGCCACGTCAGCGTCGCTGATGTACTCAATGTGCCGGATCATGCCGTTAAAAATGTCAGCCACTTCCACATCGGCGTTGTCATCGACTGGGATGACTTTGGCGCCTGGGCGGTTCTGACGCATGTCATTTGTCACCTGACGAACGTGTTGCGGCAGTTTGTTGATTGTCAGTGTTGGGCGTGCGTTGATCGTTTGACCTTGCACCGCACCACGGGTGGCCAGTACGTCAGCAGGCCACTGCCAATGATTGTCGGGAGATCCGGCATAAAAGCGCAGATCGTCAATTTCGTCTTCACGGCTTTCAGCCAAAGCAGAGACGGCCATGTCCAACCGCGAACGGGCGGTTGTCAATATATCTGAAGCACTCTTTTTAGGCTTACCGCCAGCAGCTACGTTAGCCGCCGCAACAATACCAGTAGGATCATTCATTCCAAAACCCCTAAAATATGAGGCTCACGCATGACGACATAATCTTTGCCATCTTGCTTAAATTCTTGCCCTACGTCGAAGTATACATGGTCACCAAGTTTGATGTCTAGGCATTTTGGCCCCACAGCAACAGCAATCCCAGTGCCTAACTTTTCAGTTTGAGGCAATACAAACAAGGGATGCTTCTCAACATCGCGCTCAATGATGATGCAATCTTGCAATGCTTTCATTTCTTCTTTTTCTCTGCTTCGCGTTTGACAGAGTACGCTATTGCGACCGCTTGCTTGACGGGCTTACCAGCTTTAACTTCAGCTTTGACGTTTTTGCGGAAGGCTTCGGGTGATTTTGATTTGACCAGTGGCATTTAAGTCTCCGTGTGAAAAATAGCGTAGTTCAATTTAATTGCTTCAGAGTAAGCGTTGTTCGTTACGTTTTTAAGTTCTACCGTAAACGAGCCATCTGCGACCGCAGCAATAAAAGCGTTGTAAGCACCCAAAGTGCCGCCAGAGGCCACGCTGATTACCACTACGTCTTTGGTGCTGCAAGCCGAGCAAGTCACCACAAACACTCCACTAGCGCTAGGGGCCAGTTGTGATGAGGCGGTGGTAATCTGGCCAGAGGGCGTGTTAAGTGTTACTGCTGTGTTTTTATTGTTGCTCTGGGTTACCGTGCCAAAAGCGCTAGATGCGTATCCAATCGTGCCAGTAGTAACGATGTCGGTAGCTTTGACAATATCCGCGTTAATGATGTTTTGGTCTTCGTATGCAACGCCAATAGGTTTGGTATTTGCCATGATTATTTCTTCTTTGCAGTTTTAGCAGAGTCTTTAAAATCTTTGGCGGTAGGCGCGCCTTTGGCACCTGGCTGACGCATTTTCTCTTTGCTGCCAGCGGCTATACGAGCCTGTTTTGCGTGAATATTTGCATAGAGTCCGGGTTTAGTCGCCATATCAACACTTCCATCGTTTAAGAGCTGCTTTAGCGCGTTCGCCGTCCTTGGCGTTGGCCGCTACAGCGCCCATTCTTGCACAAAATGAATCCTTGCGGCCTTGGTCTGCCTTGGTTTTGGGGTTGGGTGCTGGCGCTTTTAAGTTGCTTCCAGTGGCGGCGTTGTACTTCTCACGCCCTTTGGCTGTCAGGCCAGCGCCTTTGCTTGTAGGCAGTTTTTCGCCGCGCCCAACGCTTAGAGAAACCTTTTTCGTTGCCATTACGACCCCATCCAAGAAGTTGCAACCACGCTTCTGTCACTGTACGTGCGGCGCTGCGTGGATTCACGCGCCTCACGGTGGGCTACGGCAAAGGCAAAGGTCACGCAGATCGCGTCAGCCGCGTCTGGCGAAGCCAATCCTCTGGCTTTCATGTCCTTTTTCGACTCCAAGAAAATAGTACCCTTAGAGTCGGGCTTCATCATAGGCGAAATTAAATCAGTTTTAAGAAACCTGTCAAGCGGGATTGAAGCAGTTTTCAACCAATCCTTCATTTTGCCCCACATTTCAGCCCTTTTGTTGCCATACATGATCGGATTTGTCGATTTATTGCCAAAGTTGACACCTTTGACTTTGTAGCGTTGTTCTTTCAAACGGTCAACAATTCCCGCGCCCAAGCCGCCTTCGTCAATCACAACTAATGTTGGCTTATATTCCTCAATCGCCTCGATCACATGGCCAACCACCGTCATGGTGTCGTCGCCCCTGTGCCTGCGGATGTCAATAATGTCCCGTCCTTGCCTGATGGCGATCACTGTCGCGTCAGCCCCAAACCTCGCAGGGTCAACACCGATCACTATCGGGGCGCTTTGGTCTTGGTACTTGGGCCGCTTCATAGCTTCATCCACCAAGCTGACCGAGATGAACTGATCGTCGCCCTCAGACGGGAACTGACCGTACACCTCAACGTGCGCTTGACTTGAGTCAGGCCCATACTCGTCGATGATCTGCTGATAGACCTGTTTGTCTGTGCCTTCTACTGTACGGGCATCCACCACCTTGGTTGTCCAGAACTCGCGTTTACTGTTGAACGCTTCGTAGAAGTACCCAGTGTTGCGACGCGGGTTGCTAAACGCCATCCAGAACCTGTTGGGCGTGTTCTCTGTAAAGAATCCAGACGTGACCGCCCAGATGCTGTCGTCAATACCAGACGCCTCGTCAAACACCACCAACACACCGTCAAAGTTGTGTACGCCAGCGTACGCATCGGGATTCTCCGCTGACCACAGCCGCCCTTCAACACCCCAGTAGCGTGTGCCCTTCTTGAGATCACGCTCGACTAATTCGGTGAGCCACTTG